GTCACTGCCACTGCTCCTGCAGCGCCAGCAGCAATCACAGCGTACGGCTTCAGCAATCCTACATTTGTTCCAGGACAAATACTCTTTTTCTACGGCACCGTGTCTGGTGCAATTGGCAGAAATTGGGCCATGGGCGTGTATCAGAACGGTAGCTACCTCCCCACAGCAACTGGCACTATCAACCAAGATCCACAATCAATTACATACCCCTTCCTAGCAACAACTGGTTATCACGTTGGAACGTTCATAGTGGATGGACTAGCATACGTTCAGTCTTCGTATACTGTTCCTGGCCAAGATCCCTGATGTCCTTTGACTTGTTAAATGAAACACCCAGAGTAGTTTATTATCACAACGCACTCACTGAAAAGGAGTGCGATTATGTGATTGAAAATTCTGATAATTTTCAAAAATCTCTGGGTTTTGATGTGACGTCAAAACAGGCAACGCTCACAGAATGGCGCACCAGCAGCAATCACTTTGACCATGCTGGCAAGTTCAAATACATCACGGAAAAAGCTGCTGAGTTATCAAATCATCCAGTGGCACACATTGAGCCTCCGCAGATATTAAGATATGAAACTGATGAGTTTTATAAACCGCATCACGATTTTTTTAACTTTCCGCCTGAAATAATTACCACAAACAATGACAGGATTGGCACTGTTATTTTTTATTTGAACGATACTTTTCTTGGAGGTGCCACTCAGTTTCCTTCATTAAAAATCACTGTTCGTCCTCGAAAGGGATCTGCATTGTTCTTTGAGTACAATTATTCCAAAGATATCAATCACCTGACATTACACGGCGGCATGTCTGTTATCCAAGGCACCAAGTACATTGCCACATCTTGGATACGTGGCACAGTGTTCTAACAGCCACAAATAATTTATCCCAACTCTTGACAAGATAATTAAAGTAGTGTATTATAAACACTACGGAGTTATCTATGGATGAAAGAATTGAAAAGGCATTTGCAGTAGCCAATTACATGAGCACATTGGCAGGCCAAAAACGTATCATTTTAGAAGAATACAATCAACAGTTGGTTCATTATGACAACGGTGCAACTTTTAAAGTTGGCCCTGAATTTGTTAGTTTTGTAAAAACATTGGTTGATTTGGGTCACACCACTGATGTGGTACTGGTTGATGGAAATAATTTTCCTGTGCTGATTGATAATTTAGAAACTTTTCTAGACAGCATTGTTAACCTATACATGGAAGCCACAACACAGTATGCCAACAAGTATAACGACATTAGAATCAAAAGAAAAATTGCAGATATTGTTGAACTATGAGTCAGGGCATTGTAATTTTTGCGCAAAACAACAGACAAGTTGATTACATAAAATTAGCTGTTTTTGCCGCCAAACAAGCGCAACACCATCTGGGTCTGCCTGTGAGTTTGATTACGGATAGTAGATCGTGGTTAGAAGAAGGTTATCCGGATCATCCGTTTGATCAAGTAATAGATGTGGATTTCAGTGATGTTTCTCAGCACAGAGTATTTTACGATGGAGCCTTGGCCAGCAAAAAAGTAGAATGGCGCAATCACACAAGAAGTAAAATTTATGATCTCACACCATACTACACTACACTGGTAATAGACAGTGATTACATTATCAACAGCGGCCAACTAAAATCAGCATTTTCTAGAGATGCAGATTTACAAATTTATTCCAACAGCATAGACCTTGCTGGATGGAGGAATTCTTCAGAGTTTGATCGCATCAATCCTCACAGCATTAAATTTTATTGGGCCACAGCATTTGTGTTTCAAAAGAATCCCACCACACAGGCATTCTTTGATTTGGTTGGTTATATAAAATCCAATTGGAAGTATTTTAGGATGTTGTACAACATCGACACAACATTGTTCAGGAATGATTTTGCATTCAGTATTGCAATTCACATGATGAACAAATCAGCAGAAGGCATGTTTTCTTTAGAATTACCAGGCACCATGGTGTATGTCAAGGATCGAGATTTATTGGTCAGTACAGATCGAAACAAGATGAAATTCCTGTTGGAGAAAGAAAAGTATCCAGGCGAATATACTCTGGCCAAAACCAGTGGATTGGATGTGCATGTGATGAATAAAATAAGCCTTGCTCGTTACATAGATGGAGGTTCAGGTGTCTAAAGGATTTTTGGTTTTTGCGCAGAATACTGCAGATGTTGACTATGTTCAGCAAGCATATGCATTGGCACTGAGTATCAAATTAACACAACAAGAAGTCACTGGTGTTTCTCTAGTAACTGACAGTCCTGTACCCAACAAATATCTAAGTGCGTTTGATCAAGTACTTCCTATACCGTTTGGCGATCAAAGTAACAATTCTAAGTTCAGAGCAGAAAATCGCTGGAAACTTTATCATGCAAGTCCCTACCATGAAACAATAGTGTTGGACTCAGACATGCTGGTATTAGAAGATATTTCCACATGGTGGAAATATTGTGGTAATTACGACATTAGATTTTGTAACAGCATAACAAATTACAAATTACAACATGTAACAGACACTGCCCATAGAAAAGCATTTGCGTCTAACAATCTCACCAACCCATATTTTGCATTACACTACTTTAAAAAATCTGCACGGTCGTTGGAATTTTTTAAAGTGTTGGAATTTGTAATCAACAACTGGGAATGGTTTTGGACCAATTTTGCACCTGAAAATTATCAAGACTGGTTAAGCATGGATTTGGCCACAGCTATTGCTATTGAAGTGATGTGTGCTCAAGAAGAATTTTTAGACAACAATTGCCCGTTGAAATTTGTGCATATGAAAACATCATTGCAAGGGTGGAATATTGCAAACACCAGTTGGCAAGATTCTGTTCTTTACAATTTCAATGGTGACTTAACAGTTGGTAACATACAACAGCAAAAAATATTTCATTATGTAGAAAATGATTTTTTATCTGATAAAATTATCAATCGATTGGAGGAACTGACCAGTGGCCAAGCGAAGTAAAAAAATCAAACCTCAAGCGGACATAATAGTTGAAAGCAAGTACTATGCGTATTATGACGACAGTGACAACAAACTAATCAGTGTGAGCAATCAGTTGCAGCCTCAATTTGAACATTGGTTAGACATCACATTTAATGAGTACAGTAAATTGGTAACAGGGATACATAAGTTTGCTGATTATCATGTGGGTGTTGTTATAGATGCTGAAGGAAATCCTGTAAAAGGATTGGTGTCTAATCAAGTAATTATTGAAAATACTTTTAAAAACAGATTACTAGCATGGATTGACACTGAAACTGATTCAGCAGATATTGAGATACATTGGGATCAATACAATAGTCAATGGATATTTGTTGCATCTGACAATTTGAGACAACAATACTACGACAACAAATTATCCAACACCAGCGTGTCCTTTTTTGTAACACTGGGACAAGATCCAAATTTTCTATTGAGAACAATTGATATAGATTTTAAAACCATTACCTTGGACAAAGTCTCTGTTAAATTTGAATCAAAATACGAAGAACGCATACAAGATGTTGCTGTTACAGCCAACTTGGCAACCTTGGACTATTCATTAAAATTATGGAGTACTGTAATTGAGTAAAATAATAAAAGTCATAGAACAAGACATCATATTTTTAAGTTATGATGAACCCAATGCTGAAAAAAATTACGCAGATTTACTAGCCAAGGTGCCTTGGGCCAAACGTGTACACGGAGTCAAAGGCAGTGATGCAGCACACAAAGCCTGTGCTGCAAAATGTGAAACTGAATACTTTGTCACAGTAGACGGCGACAACATTATAGACCCAGCATTTTTAGAAGTTGAAATTGATCTCGAAGCTATCAATGTAACCAAAGATCATGTGTTCAGTTGGTGCGGCCACGTTCACGTGAACGGCTTGCGCTACGGCAACGGCGGCCTTAAAATGTGGACACCCAGGTTTGTCAACGCTATGAAAACACACGAAAATTCAGATGCCGATGACACCAAGGGCCTGGTTGAATTTTGTTTCGATGACCGGTACTATCAATTCAACGACAACTACAGTAATAGTTACACCAATGCCAGTGCTTTCCAAGCCTGGCGAGCTGGGTTTCGAGAAGGTGTAAAAATGTCATTGGACCAAGGTGCCAAAGTAAAAGACCTTAAAACAATATGGTGGCAAAATTATCATCGATTGTTGATTTGGTGCAATATTGGTGCTGATGTGGATAACGGATTGTGGAGCATGTATGGAGCCAGACAAGGCGCATATCTTACCAATTGCACAGACTGGGATTATACCAATGTGCGAGATTTTGAGTGGCTAACAACAGAGTGGGAAGAAACATACAGCAAGATTACAGACACCATGTTACCGTACGAAATTATGGGATTAGGTGAAACACTCAAACATGAATGCGGATTAGAAATTACCAATGTTGATGCAACTGGCAGTAAGTTTTTTAAAACTGTTTTTAATAATAGTCCTCGAATAATTAGGAAACGATAATGTACGATATAATTTATATTACCTATAAGGAAGAAGTTTCTTCGAGTCGTTATATTGACGATATTGTTATGAAATTTCCTTATCATAGAACACATTGGGTAAGAGGTATTAAAGGCATTCATAATGCTCACAAAGAAGCTGCTAGTCGAGTGTTTTCTAAAATGTTTTATGTGGTCGATGCCGATGCCAAATTGTTACCAAGTTTTAAATTTGATACAAAACTAGATCCTAGCGAAGAAGATATTGTGCATGTTTGGAGAAGTATCAATCCAGTAAACGGATTAGAGTATGGTTTTGGTGGAGTTAAACTGTTGCCAACAGAACTAACTCGTACTATGCCACTTGACAGTGTTGATATGACTACCAGTATCAGCTCACGATTTAAAATAATGCCAGATACCAGCAATATTACAGCATTTAATACTGATCCACTCAGCACATGGCGAAGTGCATTCAGAGAATGTGTCAAGTTGACCAGTCGAATAATTCCAGGACAGGATAATTTGCAATCGGAACAACGATTACATGCATGGATAAACTTTGGAGAAAATGAACCGTTTGGTGAATATTCAAAGGGTGGTGCGAGTGCGGGACATTGGTACGGAACCACCTACAAAGATGATTCCGTAGCATTGGCTAAGATAAACGATTACGATTGGTTAGAACACCAGTTCAATGCACACATTAAACAGTTTCCACCTGAGACTTTTAAATAAGATCTTTAGTTAAAGGAAAGATCTCTGCAATAACTCGGGCACAGGCTATTGCTACTTCTTGATGCTCTTTTTGTGTGCCGTTAGCACTGCGCAATTCAATAAAGTGAATCCAACTGCGTAGTGTACCATTCATGTAAATTCTACTTTCAATAAGGCCTTCGGGCAACACAGCACGGGCTTGTTCTTTTGCTATGCCATTCTTGATAGCCCATTCGTACTCTCGTTTAGCAGCATAGATGACTCGTTGTTGAGCTCGGTACCATTCATTTTGTAGCAGTTGATCTTCCACGTCCACGCTGTTCTGTCTGTTCTTGGGGTCTTGGAGCCTAGCTTCTCTTGTAACAAAATTGAGATCTTTCGTTGGGTCAGCATAGCGTTGACTGAACTCTTGGAAACTAAAGCTTCTGTGTCGCAAGATTTGACGGGCAATATCTCTGGTGGTGGTGATTTCAATGCAGGCACTGACCATTTCGAGTGGGCTCCAGTGGGCATGTTTGACCAAGTATCGGATGAGCTTGTCTGATGTTTCAGTGTTAAGTTGGTTGCTTGGATTGGACACACGGGCGCAATACGCAATGAGTTCCTGCGCATCTGTGATTCCAAGATTTGCAAATTCTGCGGTTGGTTGTGAATAGGATAACAGCTGAACATTCATTATTTATAATTTCCTCTTTTTTAAAAATTTCTGAGTACTACGTTCTATGTCTTTTTTTACACGTTCAGTATCTAATTTGAAATCAATATTATCTATGGTGTCTTCGTAAGTTTTGCACAATTCACTAAGGTTCTGTTCAAAGACACCCCATCCTTCACGTTTCGCTTTAGCGGTTACTTTGATTTCCCAAGTTTTACCATCTTTAAAATTAACCAAAACGGTATGTAGATACCTAACAGGTAACACGTTTAATTCAACGTCTCCGAATACTTCTGGCCAATGCTCTATGACATCCTTGGGAAGAATTTTCCCAGACTTTGTCACTTTACAGGTTTTTTGGTCGGGACTAAGTCCTCAGCAAGACGTCTAAACTGCGCAGCTTCCTTTGCCAACTTATCTGCTTTGCTACGATATTCTTTGGCTTGTTCTTCGGGAGTAGATGCAACTGATGCTACTGGCATAATTGCGTCAACAGCTTCAACGGTTGCTGTGGCCTTTTCAACTTTGGCTTTTTCGTTTGGTCCGTTTGGCTTCAAAGACAACTCGTCTACTGCAATACCGCGTTGCTCTGCAATGATTTGATTGAGTTCGGATAACTGAATACTGACACCTGGAGTAGGAGTCATTTCGATAGCATTTGTTGGTGCTTTGATCAACCGACCACTTCCGTGCAATGCTGGCAACATACGACTACCGTCTGGAAATTGTGTACGATCCAGTGCTTCGGCAAACTCGTAAGACTCTTGACCTGCACTACTCTCTACCAAATTAATAATAGCATCGTGGTAAATATCAGGCAAATTTTCTGTGGGAACAATCAGACAACTGTATGCATCACCTGGCAAGGTACGGTATGCCACAATACATTTTTTGTTTGTGGCAATAACACGACCTATGTGTTTTAGTTCTTGGGCCATAATATTAGGCTCCTACTACAGCGTTTGCTACAGATTGCGTATTAGCTTGCGGTGCAGGTTGTTGTGCTTGTTGTGCTGAAACTGTGTCTAAAAATGTTGTTAGCTTGGTATATGTTTGACCCACGGCTACCATTTCGTTTGGTTTGAATGCACCACGCGAACTAGCAATATCGATAATAACCTTCATAGCATTTAAGTCATTGATGGTAAGATCGTTATTTTGTGCAGCGTCAGCTGCTGGTTGTTGATTTTGTACATCAGACATTAGAATCTCCTTATTGTGAAAGTACACAATTAATTATCTCGCCTGCAAAAGTGTACAGGCAATTGTGAAAAAACTCAGTTCTTTTTCACTCTCAAAACCAATGCGTGTATTATACACAATTGTGTTGGAATTATCCAACATGATACTTTGTCCTATGTAGTACCTGTTATTTAAATTTTTACGAATCCACAAATCTAATGATTTAACCAGAGTGGGATTGTATTTGTCTATGGAAGTGTATTTAAAGTGTGGGCAGGCAAACTCAACTCTACGCAAATCGAAATAATCCAACGGGTTGGCCTTGCCATTTTTCAACGCCATTACACTGATTCCTCTTCAAGCTCGTAATATGCGTACTCGCCGAATGGAGGAACAATTGTGTTATTTCCATGAATAATGAACACTGTCTCACAGTAGTTTTCGTCTCCCCAACTGCCCCAGGGATAACCGTCTGTGAACATGATAAACTTTTTAGGTTGAATGTCGTTGGTTTTCATGTAGTCCCAGTTGGCATCAAACTCAGTACCGCCACCACCCATGGGCTGGTAACTATCAAACTCGTCAATGTTGTAACCGTCAAAGTCAGCTTCATTATACACTTTGGTATCAAAACACCAAACTTTGATTTTAAAGTCTTTGTATTCTTCCATGATGCCTTTGATTTCAGACAAGAAATCTTTAGCTTGTTCGTCACCAATGGAACCTGACATGTCAATGGCTACACAAATATCAATTGTTTCTTGAAATTGTGTACCAGGCAATATGGCACTCATGTGCCAACCCTTGCGGTTAGGACGCATAAACGAATAGTCGTTCTTGATAGTGCTTTGAATTTGCTGACGCAAAATATCACGCCAGTTCATTTTAGGCTCAGTCAACTCTTTGATCATACGTTGAACGTTTGCAGGAGTATTTCCCGCACCCGCCGCCTGAGCGGCTTGAATAGTGGCTTCACGGATCTCATCACGAATCTGTTTTAATTCTTCTTTGCTGTAACGTGGCTGACCATCTTTACCAGGCTCACCCCAGTCAATGTGCTCGTCCAACAACTGACCAAGTGCATCCAATTCTTGTTCGTCCATCTCGTCATAAATCTGATCGTACACTTCTTCTGCACCCATACCGTAGTACTTTTGGTCATGGAAGATTTTGATATCCGGAATATTATGATCACCAATACGGTCACGTACCAACTGTCCGTTTACACAATAGTCAGCGGCAATGTTAAAGATTTTGGCATCTCGACCTTCTCTACGACCCATGTGGTCAAACACATTGTGTAAAATTTCATGAGCAATAACAAACTCAACTTGTTTTACCGAGAGTTTCTCAAAAAAGCCACGATTAAAATAGATATGGCGACCATCTGTGGCTGCTGTGGGCAACCAATCTTCACCTTCTTGAATTTTCAAGCGTGTAGCCATGTTGCCAAAGAATGGGTGTTTAAGCAACAGGCTCACTCGTGCAATAATAATTTTATCGATAATTGGATCTGTATGTGACATTCTTGCTCCTAAGTTCTTACTATGTATATAGTATAACACCACCCGAAGGTGGTGTCAAATGGTGTTAAACCAATTTATTTGGAATTTTTGTCAGTAGCGGCACTGATGTACTTGCCAAACTTTTGGTGGAACTCGTCAAAGCATGCAATTTCATCTGGATCCAATGGCAGTTTATAAGTGCTTAGAGCCAACTTGGTACCCATAATTACTAACTCAGTTTCAAAATTCTTCATAATAAATTCAAAGAAGTTGTTGACTTGTTCGTTCCAATTCTTGGCTTTCTTATCGCAAGAATCTTTCAACTCGTAGCACAATGACACAGTCAATGAGTACATGGCAGAGATTTCTTTGGAATCCATTTTCTTAACTTTGCCATTCAAAATGTCTGTAGGATTAGGCATTTTGCTTGCGTGTTTACGGTGCGCCATGAATTTGATAGCAAGACCTTCACCAACAGAACCTGACACCAAATCAGTTAGTGTTTCGTTATCACAATCGTCGTCGTGCAACAATTCGCTAACAAAAGACCAAGAGCGTGGTGTAGCAAAGGCACGTGAACTGGACTTTGGATCAAAGTCGTACAAGTCCTTTTTGGAGAAACTCAAGAAGCCAACCACATCCTTGTGAACCTTGTTTTCAGCAGCCCACTCAAAATAGTCATCCCAGTTAACTTGCATTTCCAAGTGAACAAAACGATTAGCCAACGGAGCAGGCATGCGGAATGTAACACCTTTGTCAGTTTCTCGATTGCCTGCAGCAACAATAACAACATTGCTGGGCAAAGTGTATGCACCAACTTTACGGTTAAGAACCAACTGATATGCAGCTGCTTGAACGCTGGGTGCCGCACTGTTCATTTCATCCAAGAACAGGATAATGTGTTTGTGCTGTTTGGCCATTTCTTGGTTAGGCAATTCGCTTGGCGGTGCCCAAACCATTGTGTTGGAGTTAGAATCAAAATATGGAATGCCTTTGATGTCAGTGGGTTCCCACAGACTCAAACGTACATCAATCACATGAGCATCAATCTCAGTGCCGAGTTGTTTGATAATATCGGACTTGCCAATTCCGGGAGGACCCCATAGGAAGATTGGACGTTGATTTTTAAAAGCCTTACGCAAAGACTTTTTAGCACCGCTTGGGCCCACTGTACGGCCTGAAATATCTGCTGCCATTTTATTTCCTATCTTAGTTAAAAAAATTGTTACGAATAACGTTGTGTATGTATGTATTATAGCGTCGATACACTATCACGTCAACAAATTTTTTAACTATTTAGGCATTTTTGGCTAAATCTTTTTCGCGTTCGTTCATGGCTTTGATAAGCCCAAATTTTCTAATGTCGTCAGAAAACAACATCAGCTCAAAACTCTTGCGTTCAGAAAATACAGTGATTGACATGTTGGTAAGATAATACGGGCAATCCACGTATCTTTCCAAAAATATGATTGTTTGGGGACTTAATTCAATTGGTTCGGTAAATGGAATTTCATACTCTTTTAAATCCAATTCTTTCACCAAAAACTCGTAGCCTTCTTCACTCAATCGAAATGCACTGTCCTTGCCAACCCGTGTGCTTTGCCACCACTTGCGTGAAAATAGCTGTACATTTGCATCATCTGTGCTTTTGCCCCACTGTTGTAAAAATATCCTAGTTAGGGCAGTTCTGCTGATCATTTTAGAATAGCACCCTGTGTGAGTTTGACCACTTGAAAATCTTCGCAACCAAATGTGAGATTCAATTTTTTAGCCAAATTAATAGCATGGCCGGGATTACTAAAGCTGACTTTCTTGTATTTCGGGCCAGGATAACTGGTAAGACTATTGAAGCTTTTCAAATTAAAAGGCTCGTTTTTGTAGAACACAGCCCAAATTGCTTCAGCTTCTAAAATCTGTTCTGCTTTATAATTTTTCTTACTGATATATTCCAGTAAGATTTTTGGCTTGGGTCTCGACATATGCGTATCCTAGTAATATACGCATATATTTATCCAATTAGTTCTTAAAATCTCCACCGTCCAGCTGTATGGACACAACTTCAGTGTTGGTGCTTTCTTTGAGTTTGATGTAGAGACTTTCGTAATCTTGTACCAGTTTGTCCTGTATTTCGGACAGAGCCAAACTAAGCAATCGTGCCTGTTGTAGAGGTAGTTTTACCTCTTTGCTTTGACTCAATTCAGCGGCTCTTACTGATTGTATAAACTGTGTTATGGGTGTGAGATTAATCTGATTTTGCATTTGAAAAAACCTGTTTCATCTCTAATTCAGTTTTAAACGGGCCCTTGTACGGGTTACGTTCCAGCGTAATAAGTTTGGGACAAAAGCTCTTGACCCATCCTTTGTTAAATTGAATTGTGTAATAACCTGCACAATACAAACTTTTACTCTGTGAGCTTTTTGTAAACAATGGCAGTTTGTTTCTAACATCGTACATACTGTTGTATGGTTTAACGCTGGTAGGAAAACCATGGCATTCTTGCGGTTCTACCTGGGTAACTTTTACTTTAGTATTGTTTAAAAAGAAAGTTTCACCAAATTGTTTGGTTAGATCTTGCTTCTTATTAAAAGTAATTTCTCCTTTGGTGCTGCTGAGAATAAACTTGTTGTTTTCTTTCTTGTGTAGTGTTGCAACCTTAGTGCCGTCTTGCTCTACGATCCAAAACTTACCATCCACTATAGGCTTGGCGTGTATAATTGTCATATTTTTCTCCTTATATACTCAGCCCCGAAGGCACTGGAGTAATGTATGTATTTATCTCTTGTTTTTTGGGATATTTTGCTTGGAAAGGCTCAGCATACGATTGAATGTTATCTGCAATTTTTTTCATGTCCCATGCATTGCAAAATTTAAGCATACGAATTCCCACTTGATCCACTGTTTTAGGCACAGCATTGATTTGAATTGTTTCTATAATTTTTGCTTTAATCTCAGCAGGTTGTGCAGTTAAATCACACAATTGCACATTGCGTTGATAATCTTCCAGCACACGATGCTCTTGACCGTTGTGGTCAGACCATCTCTGCAGCATGAGATTGTTCCACGCAAATCCTTTGCTTTTACGATCTTCAAACGCTTCAGTGAGCCCAACTTTGTTTTTACTACCTTTTGTACGCACACCGGGATAAGCAGAGAACACATTGTCGCTTGTATCGCCACGCATACACTTTTCGAACAGCATCCATTCTGGATCCTGTGCGGCTTTGGGTTCACCTGTTTTTTTGTCTTTAACAGGTTTGCCTTTGGCATCAAATGTGCCTTGGTGTGTGATATGTAAATCGCCCACACCATTGTACTGACTCACATTGCTACTGATAAGTTGTGCAAAGTCGCCGTCTGTACTGATGATCACGTGTTTTGCATCTGGATGTGCTTGCACCCAGCCAGCAATTAAGTCGTCTGCTTCTAATTCCGCATGACGCATCACTGTGCAATTAGTCTTGTCCACAATAAAATTCTTGAACTCGTCAAATGCTTCCCAGAACAATTTGTCTTCATCTTGTTCCCGTTGTGTCATTGCTGCACGAGTTTCTTGTCTGTTGGCTTTGTAAGGTTTGTAAAAGTCCTTGCGCCACGATCTGCCCTCAAGGCAGAACACCACATGAGTACCGCCAAAGTCATGCCATGCTTTCTTAATACTGTTGAAGGTAATGTGAAAAGCCATACCAAGTTTGATCTCAGCTGCGCCCTGCACCACGTGTCTAGCACGAAAAAACGTGTTAGCGGTATCAACAATAATATATGTCATTCAACTTCCGATCTGCCACCTGGCAACTTCCTTACATTGATATAACCAGCACTTGTACGTCCTGGGTCTTGTCCAGTTTCGGCAATCATGTTGCCTGCAAGATCTCTGAACCAACGGTCCACAATTTCTTCATCAGGATCACCTTCATAACCATAACCAGCTTGTTTCAATTGTACTATAAAATGATCATTCCAGTCAAGCTCAAAAAAGCCGTTTCGTATGTTTTCTTTGTTTACATGTGTGTCTAACACAGCAACCCACGGTTCATTTCGAGCAGTGGCTCGTTCTTTTGGCGTTGCTTTGGCCAATGCTTCTGCTGCCTGCGCTTTTTTAGTTTCTTCTTGAGCCTTTGACAATGCTTCGTTAGCCTGAGCTTTCTCTAATTCTAACTTTTCAATACCAAACAGCTTTTTAACAAATTTACCAATCATTTCTTTTTCCTTGAAATTATATACTGTGCAAACATATACACTATGATAATGCATGCTAGTCCTACACAGGTATAATAGAATATCATCAAGTACCCCACTCATTTTTAAATAACGGCACTTGCAAACGATCACTGTAACGCCATCCACGTTTCATAGCCGCCAGTGCCACATTCTTTGCATTGAGTGTATAAACACTTTCCACACCACCCACTGGCATTAGATAAACGTGTCCTTTGAATCCTGCTTCTCTAAATTCTTCAACAGCATGTTCTGCATCAATAATATCTTCTGTTGTTGCTACTACAAATTTAAGATAAGCTGTGCCTACTTCTTCATACTCACAAACAACTTCTGGGAGAATAGCCTCAAACCAATTCTCTCCACTTGCTGGCAGTTTAGCACTTACACTAAACGTAAGTTCTCTGCCCACTACACTATTCCACTTTCTCAAGTATTCTTTAAATTCCGGAGTAAGTTTTTGAGTACCATTTGTTTCAAATGTAATCTCTTTTAGACCACGCATTCTAGAGTTGTTAATCAAATCTGGATAAGCACGTTGCCAACCCAGCAAAGGTTCTCCACCTGTAATAACAAGGTGCTCATCTTCCCAATGATCTTGCGGAAGAATTTCCATAATTCGATCTGCAATTGCTTCGCTGGTGAGCATGGGCGACAGATCTTTGAAGTCTGGATGCCAACTGGCATAGCTGTCACAACCTGTACTAACTAAGGGCAAGTCTTCATATTTTGTAAACGGCGTAATCATTGTATGTGTGGCCGCAATGTCAGTTGCTTCGTGACTCGTTTCACCACGTGGCATACCAAAGCCAGCACATTTAAAATTACATCCAAATGTGCGCAGAAACACAGAAGGGACGCCCATGTAGCGTCCTTCACCTTGGATACTGTAAAACAGTTCAGCTATTTTTATTTTGCTCATACACAATCCTGTTCATTTGCCATTTTCTTTATTGTAGCACGTTCTTCTTTGTTTTGCCTAGCATTACGAAAAGCAGTAACATCTTCAATTGCGTTTTTTAAAGTTTCAGCATAATTGAGTGCTTGTTGTTTATTTAGGTGTACACTGGATTCTGTATCAACATAGCCCTTAGTCAGCAGAGTCCAAATATGATCCCAACGTTTTTTACTCCACCAATTTGTTTTGCCTGTGGTATAAATGGTTACTTGAATATCGCAGTCATCCGCTTCTACCCACAGGTTATGATTGTGAGTTTCATCTCCGCAATTACAAGCGACTCGGTAGACTCTGCTGTCTCCCCAATCGTTTGTTTTTAATATGCCTTCTGCTGGAATTTGATACTTCATTCTACATCCTCCTCAAACCATTCGTCAACCATTGTTTCTGCTTCGTCTTGCGTTAACGCTGGCACAAAAATTCTAGCAGGGTGTCCAACTGAATGCTGAATGTTAAATTTTACTACACCGGCAGGTATGCGATCAAATTCACGTTCCACAATAAATTCTTGTAAATTTTTAGCACGGTTAATTATTTGATCAGTTAAGTCTTTAGCTGTGGTCATCTTGGGGCAAAGTCCTGTTGTAGTTTAATGTTATCAAAAAATTCTTTCTTTGTTCCTGCGTCAGTAGTGAATGCACCTTTGAGTACAGTAGTCTGTGTTAAACTGGAATGTGCCATAATGCCACGATTCTCACAGCACCCGTGTACAGCTTGAATATATACTCCCACATTCTCGCTGTCAGTTGCCTTCATTATTTCTCGGGCAATATCATTGCACAGTTCTTCCTGTAGTGTACCACGACGAGCACACCACTGTGCTATTCTGGTATACTTGCTGAGACCAATAAGTTTATTAGCGGCAATGATA